ATAATCATTTACCGATTTAGCAGTACTATTTACATTTGTTCTATAATCTTTTAATCCTAAAATTAAACCACCATATAAATCAACCATAGATGCTGAACTTATTGCAAATAATCTATCTAACTCGTTTAACACTTCTTGTTCTTCGGCTAAATTGTTAATTGCATTTCCTAACGCATCAAAAGCTCCTTTTATAACACCTGAGTTTGCTTTACCTAAATTATTTAATAACCTATCCCAACTATCTCCTAAATTGCTTATTTTTCCGTTTAATGTTTCAGATATAGCAGCCATACCTCCAGAAACACCCTCTAAATCTCCTAATGATAAAATGTAATCTCTTATACTTTCGTTTGTAAAATCTACTTGTGTTTTTTGTTCTTTAAAAGAAAAAGTAACCTTATTACCCTCTTTACTTGCTCTAATACCAAATTCTTTTAAACGTTCAAACTCTCCTGTTTGAGCGTCAATAATAGCTTCCGTTAATTGGTCAAAAGATTTACCTTGACTTGCTGCAACATCTCCTAATTTTATAATTTCTTGACTTGTTGGCTTAAAACCTTGATTAACTAATTTAACATAAGATGCTGTAAGTTCTGATACACTAAAAGGAGTTTTTGCTGCAATCTCTTGTATTTGCTGCATTGCTAATTCAGCGGCATTACTTGAACCTAAAGTATTTTTTAATACTGCTTCGTATCTTTCAAACTCTCCCCTTGTTTGTATAATTGATTTTGTAAAACTTGTTATCGCTCCTATTGAAAAAGCACCTATTATATAACTTTTTAAATTATCTAATTGCTTGTTTAAATCTACAATACCGTTTTTAGCATCTTTAGCGCCTTTATTTGCTTTTTTACCTGCTTCTGCTGCTTCTTTACCAAAGTTATCGGCTGCTTTCTTTGCGTTGTCAAATTCTTTCTTTACCCTTTTTTCTTCCTCCGTTAAGTTCTCTAATTCGTCAACTGCTTTTTTAGTGTTGCCCTCAACTATTAATCTTATTACAACATTATCCATTATTCTTTGGTTTTTAAGGCTTCCATTGCCTTTATTTGTCTGTCGTAATCCTCTAACAATAAATGGTACTCATAAACAGTTATCTTAGATAATCCGCTTAAATCGTAGCCGTATTCAGTTGCGAGGCGATGGTCTTGTAAAAATCTTTGCTCTTGTCCCTCTCGGACAACATCGTAAAAATGCTTTCCAAGTGATGTTTGTTTATCTTTTTGCTCACCTCCGTATAAATGTCCAAATCTTGCTCGGATAAACCCGTTAAGGGTATTATATCGTTCATTGGCACTTGCAAAAAAAAATCACTGAGCTTTAATTCTTTCCAGGTTTTAATCTTTTCTAAATTATATTTAAAGTCGTAATTATAAGGGCTTTCGTTTTCATCAAAATAGATAACGGAAGCTAACTTATACATTAATTCCACATCAAATATAAGGTCTAAACGTTCCTTTAATTGATTAGATAATTTTGCAATTTCACTTATCTGTATTCCGTTTTTATTATTAATAGCGTTGTGAATAGCGGTGCAATGCGCTTGTAAGAACTCACGACTACACCTCATACTAAATTCGTTGTAATATTCGCTGGCTACCATTCCACGACCTACCGCCACGTTAAACACATCTTCAAACTGGAAGTATTGTTTACCTCCAAATTCAAAAGCTTTAACAATCTTATACTTGTCCTTTGTGTGCTTTTCAATATATTGTGCTTCGATTTTTATCTTTTCGGCTATTAACTCACTTACCTTAGCATTAATCTCAGCTTGTTGTAAGTTGTTAAACTTACCTGTAATGATAGTTTTTAACTTAGTCCACATAATTACTGATAACGTTAGTTAAATCTGTTTCCATTCCTTTATAAGCCAGTTTATTGGATACAAATATTTCAAAATAATGTTTTTTAGGCTTAATTTTTACCATTACCGGACTATTAATTTTTAGAAAAGTTATTGTAAGCGTGCCACCGCAAGAACATCTTTTTTGCTCGTAGAAGTCTTTAGCTTTCAATATACTTTCCATAAATACCGTTTAAAGCACTAACAACAAAAATAAAAATAATCAAATTAATAAAGTTAAAAGAGTGGTAGTATTTGTAACAATAAAACAAAGCACCCCAAAATGAAGCCATACAATTAATACATCCTATTAAAGGTTTATAAATGTAATAAGGTAGATTATCGTTTGCATACTTACCTAATGGCGCACCAATAAGACCATAAATCTTACCGTTGTAATATTCATACTTAGTTACTGACCATAAGCCCGCGCAAAATAGGCTACATATTATCGCTTGTGTAAGCATACATTTTAGGGTTTTTTAATAAATATCTATGAAACTGGTTACAATAATACCTAAATCCGTCTAAATTATCAACAAGCGTTCTATCATTTGACCTATCTTTTTTAATACGTTTGTTTTCGTCCATTTCGGTATACTTTAATTCGTATATTAAAGGCTGTGCTTTTTCTGCATCTATTTCTACTTTGTATCTTTCTAATAATAAATTAACTAATACTTGATTTTCTGCAATTGGAGGATTTACCGTAGGAAGTTTAATTTGATTAGAATTTATGTTTAATTCAGATTGTATTATTTTGTAATAGTTTAAATTGTCTTTTACTATTGCGTTTCTATTTTGTCCAGTTGCATCTCCTGTTACCAAATACATTCTATCAGTTCCATATTTAGATTTAATTACACCGCACAAATCATAAATGTTTGAATTAGAAAGTTTTATGCTTTCAATTACATAAATTGTGTCATTATAATATTGGATAACTTGACACGTTATAGGATTTACGTTAAAGTCAAAAGACAAGTAAATTAATTCTTCGGTATTATCTTTTAAATTTTTAACGTGTTTTTCCTCATTAAAAGAATAAGCAAATTTACCGCTCTTATCTTCTACTCCCCAATCACCTAAACAATAAATTTGATAGTAAAGAGGGTTTGTATCTTTTAAATCCTTAATCCTTTCTATATCTGTTGGACTTAAACTTTTGTTATCCTGGTACGTTGTTTTAACAATTTTGTACTTAGGATTAACTGGTATAATTTCTTCTACTATCTTTTTTTTAATCCAATGGTATTCGGATATAGGATTAAATGTTCCTATAAACTGAACATAGTTTTTATGCTCACCTCTAACACGAAGCAATACTTGTGTATAGTCATCAAATTCAAATTCGGTTAATTCTTCATACCATACGCTAGTTATACCTGTAATTGATTTAATTTTTTCTGGTTCATCTAAACCCTTACAAAGTATTTGGTTTCCAGTTGGTTTATGTGTTATACTATAATCGGATTTATTAATTGTAAATTCATTAAATACACCATAATTATAAATAACTTCTTTTAACAGTGCAAAAACAGAGTCTTTTATTGTGCTTCCTACTTTTCTTAATACTAAAAATTTATGAGGTGTTTCGGTTAATAATCTTAAAATAACTTTTTGTGCTACAAAATAAGATTTACCTGAACCAGCACCACCATAAATAAATAAACATTCGGTTGTATCTGTAATTAATGGAATATAAGCCGGATTAATCTTTATTTCCATTTGTTTTAATAACAAATTGCCTTATAGTTTGTGTAGTTTCTTCTTGTATGTTTTGATTGGGTGTACCGTATAATCTATTCCATAATAATTCAACAAGTTCGATACTTCCCTTTTGAAAATCTTTTTGTGCTTTTTGGGCTAACATTGCAACCCAAAAAGGCAAAGCTTCGTCTTTAGCTAATATCTGTAATTCTTGTCGATTTTTACCTATTATAGCGTTTATTATTTGTTGTGTTTGGCTTTTAGATAATTTTAAATTATTATCGGAATAAAAATATTCTTTAAGTTTTGTTTGAAGAGAAACAGGTCTACCTTTAGGGTTTCCGCTTTCGCCTTTTTTCCATCTCGGTTCTATTTTTTTATACCCTCCCATAATTGTTAATATTTCGTTGTTTATAAATAAGCGTACTTGTGCAATACGCTCTTTGTAGTCTAACGTCTACGTGCTGC